ATCTTACATGCGGATAAGACAAAGCGTTTAATCCGTGCGAGTCAGCTTCTTAATAGACTGAATTCTTTTGCTAATAATGAAATTGAAATGACGCAAGCTCAAGTAAACGCTGCTAAGATCGTGATAGGTAAGGAAATACCTGACTTGAAAGCCTTAGAGCTATCAAGTGACCCGAATAAGCCTGTTGTTTTAACTTGCCAATGGCTCACATAGTAATTCCCTATAAACCTCGGCAAGCTTTTTTATCATTACATAACAAAACCCAACGATGGGCAGTTGTTGTAGCTCACCGGCGAGCAGGAAAAACAGTAGCCTGCGTCAACGAACTAATTAAATGCGCCCTGACGTTTCAAGGAACTGATGGACGCTTTGGTTATGTAGCTCCATTCTATCGTCAAGCCAAGTCAGTTGCGTGGGATTATCTCAAACGCTTCAGCGGCGTTATACCAGGAATACAGATTAATGAATCCGAGCTGCGTATTGATTATCCTAATGGTAGTCGCATACAACTTTTCGGGGCTGATAACGCTGATGCTCTGCGCGGACTTTTCTTTGATGGAATTGTCGCTGATGAGTATGGTGATTGGAAGCCTAGCGTATGGGGCTATGTTATCCGGCCTGCATTGGCTGATCGTGGGGGATGGGCAATTATTATTGGGACGCCAAAAGGACGCAACCAATTCTGGGAAATCTACCAACATTCTTTAATTAATGAAAACTGGCTATCTTTAACCATCAAGGCCAGTGAATCCGGGTTATTGGCACCCGATGAACTCGATGCTCTAAGGATTGAGCTGACTGATGATGCATGGCGGCAGGAAATGGAGTGCGACTTTGATGCCGCATTGCCTGGTGCGATCTATGGCAAGGAATTATGGCAACTTGAACAGGATGGACGCATCAAGCTTGACCTGTACGACCCTGAACTAAAGGTGCATGCAGTGCTAGATCTCGGCTTTAGCGATGATACGGCTATATGGTGGTTTCAGGTGGGTAAAGAATTAAGGCTGATCGACTGTTATTCGACGCATGGTATGCCTATCGCGCATTACAACGATGTAATGCGAGCCAAGCCATATAAATATGGTGATTGGCTGTGGCTGCCACATGATGCGCGTGCCAAGAGCCTTCAGACAGGACGAAGCATAGAGCAGCAGTTCGGTGCGCTTGGCTGGAAAACACGTATTGTTCCTGAGCTTGGATTGGTTGATGGAATACAAGCAGCTCGACTGACATTGGCTGATTGCTACTTTGACGCCAAATGTTCTGAAGGTATTGAGACATTGAAGCAATATCAGCGCGAGTACGACGAAGATAAGAAATGCTTTAGGGATAAACCAAGGCATGATTGGACAAGTCACTATGCTGATGCATTTCGCTATGCATGCCTTGTCTGGCGTGAAGAAATGAAGCCAAAACCAATAGAACTGCCTCGTTATCCGCAACATCGCACAATAAATGAGATTATGAAGCTCCAGAAACGCAAACGTACAGGTGAATAGTTATCCACATGTTAATGTGCTTAAAAAATAGACAAAGGACAAAATATGGTTCAATTCGACGCGCCAAATGATATTTATCACAATGGCAATCAATACAAACGCGATGGCTCGCAGACTTCGGGCGTAGACCAGTTATCTGCATTATCCGCCACGAAAGTAATGACTAACGGGGACATAATCTTTACCCTCACTGGCCCAATACAGATCATGACGTTGATGAGCATATGCGTAACCGCTAATGATGGCACGGCTACGACAATGCAATATCAGTCTGTTCCTACCGTGGGGTCTGCTGCAACCATTTCTGGTGCTAGCGCAGCGCTTACAAGCGCGACTGCTGGAACTACGGTATTGCTTACTCCTACGGCGCTCACCACTGCTCCTACTGTAGTAGCCGCATCTGCCGGTGGCGTTCAGCTAGGTCTTGTGGCACAGAATCACATAATTGTTAAAGATGGGACTATTAAATTGGTAATTGCGACAGGCCCGACTACTGGAACATGGCAGCATTGTCTTCAATATATTCCATTAGTTCCCGGCGCTGTAGCCTATTAAAATGGCGGATACAAACGTTACATCCGTCGAGACTGTCGAGGATATTGGAACCTCCCCACGACAGATAGCGAAGCGGTGGAAGCTGGAATTAAAACTAGCCGATAAAAGGGAGCAAGATTGGCGGAACAACGTAAAAGATATTTATAAGCTTTATACGCCCCTGAATCCTGCAAGCAATAGTTTTAATATTTTATGGACTAATACAGAAACGCTACGTCAAGCAGTCTATAACTCGCTTCCGCAACCTCAAGCCAAGCGTCGGTATTCAGACGAAGATGAATTAGGTAAAAATGTAGGAGAAGTCTTGACCAGAGCTTTGGAATTCGCTCAGGATACTTATGACTTCGATGCCGTATTGAAAGGCGATGTGCTTTCCATGCTGCTTGCTGGCCGGTCGGTTTCAAGAATTCGATATATTCCAGATATTCGTCAGATAGGCAGTGAAGAATCTGAAAGAGACGATGATAGTCAGGAATCGGATGCCTACGAGGAAATCGAGTGGGAACAGGTTATCTGTGAACGGGTGCAATGGGATGATTTTCGAATTTCAGCAGGGAAAACATGGGATGAAATAAGCTGGATTGCTTTCAAGCATCGATTTACCCGTGAAGATTGCATTGAAAAGTTCGGCGAAGAAATCGGAAAAGCCATCAAGATGGAGTCTGTGGCTGATGACGATGTAAAAAAGTCGAAAGATATTGCCGATTTATTCAAGACTGCCGACGTATGGGAGATTTGGGACAAGGATAAAAAGCAGGTTATATTTATTTCTTCTACTTATGAAACTCCCTGCAAGACTCAGGATGATCCGCTTAAATTGTCAGGTTTCTACCCAGTTCCACGTCCTTTGTATGCGATAGAAAATGATCAAAGTCTAGTTCCTGCTGCGCTTTATACGCAATATCAGCAACAAGCCAACGAACTTAATAAGATCAGCATCCGGATCAACAAACTTATTGAGGCCTTGAAACTTCGTGGGGTGTATGACGCCACGCTTTCAGAACTCTCGGAACTAATGAAGGGTGCTGACAATGATCTGATTCCATCCATAAATGTAACCGCTTTAATCGAGCGTGGCGGCTTGGATAAAGCCATCTGGATGATGCCTATCGATATGGCCGCAGAAGTCCTGAAAGTGCTTTATGAGCAGCGGGACGCAACAAAACAAGTGATTTATGAGATAACTGGTATTTCTGACATTATGCGGTCTGCCAGTGACCCGAACGAGACCTATGGCGCACAGAAAATCAAGACTCAGTGGGGTACACAGAGACTCCAGCGGATGCAAAAAGAAGTTCAAAGATACATTCGTGACCTGATTAGATTGAAAGCAGAAATAATTGCGAAGAAATTCCAGCCGGAAACGCTGGAAGCCATGACTTTAGTCAATTTGCCACATCAATCCGATATAGATCAGCAAATGCAACAGATGATGATTCAATATCATCAAGGAATATTACAAGCACAACAGTCTGGACAACCACCGCCGCCTGCGCCTCAACAGCCTAATGTCATTACTTGGGAGAAAGTGGTTGACGCCATGCGGTCAGATGCTACTCGTACTTATCGGATAGACATCGAGACAGATAGCACTCTTTCTGCAACACAGGATTCAGACATGGCTGGGATGAAGGAATTGCTTGGTGGTATTTCTCAATTAATCGAAGGATTTGGGCCTGCAGTGCAGCAAGGATCCATTCCGGTCGAGGCTGTTAAGGAGATTATTCTGTCCGTGGTAAGACGAGCCAAGATGGGTTCTGCGGTTGAAGATGCTTTCGAGAAGATGCAACAACCGAAACCCCCTGCTGATCCAAACGCCGGACAGATGCAACTAGAACAAGCCAAGATAGAAGGCCAACAACAATTGGAGCAATTCAAGGCGCAATTGCAAGACCAACAACATCAACGTGAACTAGCGGCCAATGCACAAGCCGAGCAACAAAGCGCACAGCTCAGCGCTCAACTTGAACTTCACAAGCAACAAGTGCAAGCACAGCAAGTTGAGCATCAAAATCAACTGGAAGCTCAAAGAGCCGCTCTGGATGCACAGAATGAGGCAAAACTGGAAACTTTGAGACAGATGCATGATGCTGCACTTGAACAGACTAGACAGCAATTCGAGCTATTGATGGCTAGATTAGACAGTGCAACCAAGATTGAAGTAGCAGAAATAAGCAAGGAAACCACGCTACAATCAGCTCAAATTTCCGCTGCGCAATCAGGAGAAAGAGAAATTCCATGACAGACCAAAGTCGCTATGCAAAAAAGGAAGAATGGCTGACTGAGTATGGATATGTACTTGGGACGCCGGAGGCAGAAAAAATCTGGGCCGAGAAGGTTGAGCTTGACGAGAATGTCTATCATGGGAGAATCCAGCAACATCCTGGACTGATTCTTGATATCCAACCTTGGGAAGCTTATGAAAGCCCCGCTAGTGGTCGAGTAATTACTTCCAAGGCACAAAGACGGGAAGATATGAAGCGCACTAACACAAGACAATATGAAGGTCGGGAGCAGGAAGAAAAGGAAGTTAAAAGGCAGCATGCTTATCAGGAATCTGCTCTAGACAGCAAGATGACGGATACTATAGGAAATAGGCTAAGAGATTTATCTCCTAGCCAACGAGCAAAGTTAAATAAAGAATTAGGGGCATAAAATGACTGCATTCACTGAAGCGACTTTAGTTGCACAACTCGACTCCGTTGCTGGCGGAAGAACCATAACAGTTGAACGATACAATCCGAATATCGATGGCACTTTATCAGAAATCTATGCGGTGGGAGTCGTGGCTCCTTATGCTGGTCGAGCGCGATGGATACAACTCACTGCTGCAAATAATGCTTCTCAGGCGGCCTTGGTGGTGATTGCTGGGCTTGCATAGTGGATAGAAATGAACTGCTAGCGGAAGGTTATAACAATTTTGGTTGTCAGCTGCAAGATTGCGGGTATCCAACAGATGCCATTGCCGCTTTTACCAGAGCGATTGAGGTCAATCCTAATTATGCGGAAGCTTATACCAACCGTGGAAGTGGATATTACAACAAAGGAAGATTCACAGAAGCCATTGCGGATCATGTCCATGCCATCCAGCTCAAAAAGGACTTCGCTATTGCTTATAGTAATTTAAGCGTAGTCCTAGCGGATCAAGGAAAACATGAAGCGGCCTTAAACTGTTTACATAAAGCGATTTTGAGTGATCCTGAATTTTATGTTGCGCATTCTAATTTAATATCGCAGATGGATTTATCCTCAAAGCATTCAGTCGCCGATTTACAAGCAGAACGCAAGAAATGGGCGCACAAGTTCGCTAACGTCGAACAATTAAAATGTTTGAATGATAAAACGCCTAACAGGAAACTAAAAATAGGATACGTTTCCGCTGACTTCAAGCAACATTCTGCTGTTTATGTTTTTAGCCGGATGCTGCGCGAGTATGACAGAGAAAATTTTGAGGTTTATTGTTACTCTAATTCCCGTTATGAAGATGAAGTAACCGTAGAATTAAAAGACTGCGTTGACTATTGGCGCACGATTGCGCATTTATCTGATATTGACCTCTGTAAATGCATTCAGAGCGATGGTATCGATATTCTGATTGATCTATCAGGACATTCGGCGGGGAATAGGTTATTAACATTCGCCTATAAACCTGCACCTGTTCAAATCACCGCATGGGGATATGTGGGAGGAACTGGACTTGCACAGATAGACGCTTTTTTTGCCGATTCTATTATTGTTCCAGAGGATGAAAAGCATTTATATGCAGAGGAAGTGATTAATCTTCCATGCATGGTAAGCGGTTATAACACCGAAGCTTTCCCAGATATCGGAATGCTTCCAGCAGACAAGAATAAATACATCACTTTCGGCTCACTTAATCGATTTGTAAAAGTTTCCCATGAAACGCTTCAGGCATGGGGAGAAATTCTATCGCAAGTTGAAAATAGCAGATTATATTTAAAATGTCCTGAAGTCATGGATGAGGAAACGCAAACTTCATTGATTAAGTTTTTTGAAGGTTATGGAGTGGATAAAACCAGACTAATATTTAAAGGTCGAACTTCATGGTTTTCACATATGGAAGCCTACAATGATATTGATATTTGCCTAGACCCATTCCCGCATGGAGGTGGAGTGACTACCTTGGAAGGCATGATGATGGGATGTCCAGTGGTTTCGTTTAAATGGCCTTCTATCGTTGGACGATTGAGCGCATCTATTCTTTCAGTTATCGGACTGACGGACTGGATCGTCGAATCAACAGATGATTATGTGAAATTGTCGGTCAACAAGGCCACGGAATTGAATGGATTGCGTAAATTGCGTAAAGAAATACGCGGAATGTTAGAAAATTCAATTATCTATTCACATGAATATGTGAGAACAGTAGAAAGCATTTATCGCCACCTTTGGGAGAAGTGGTGCAGGAATTCCTAGCCAGAATCTAGTTATCTAACGCCGCGAGGCGCTGATCGGGGTTGGCTACCCCGAATTGACCTGGAGATTTAAAATGTTAGAAAACGAAGGCGCAACCGCCGAAGTTGAAGAAGTTAAAGAAACAGTAGACCCGGTAGTAGAAAAAACGATGGAAGAAACCATCCGCGAGACTCTTGATAAATTAAAGGTACAAGATTCGTCGGATGAAGTTTCAGAAAATCCAGACCAAGAAAAATCAGAAAAGCCTGAAAAAATCTCACGCAAACGCGATGATAAAGGCAAGTTTGCAGAAGAAAAATCACCAGAAACAGAAGTGGCTAAGCCTGCTGCGGAGGTGATTGCAAAAACTGCCCCTAATACTTGGACGCCTCAAGCCCAAGCAAAATTTGCTACGCTAGACCCTATTATCCAAGCAGAAGTGGAGCGACGAGAGGCGGATTTTCACAAGGGCATAGAACAATATAAACAGAAAGCGCAATTCAGCGACATTATCGAAAAGACGATTACCCCATTCATGGGGACAATCAATGCGTTGAATATTACGCCCGATGTTGCGATTAAAGAACTTTTGCAAGCAGACCATAAACTTCGTTATGGTTCTCAGCAAGAAAAACAATCTTACTTTGCCGAGTTAGCCCAAGCCTATGGAGTTGACTTAGGCCAAGTACAACCCATTCAACAACAACAGATAGACCCCAGGGTTCAGACGCTGCAACAACGTCTGAATGAAATAGAAAATCGAGATAGACAAAGAACAATGTTGGAACAGCAGCAAGAGGCGAGAACGCTCAACAGCGAAATTGCCAAATTTGCTTCTGATCCAGCACATAGTCATTTTGAAGAATTGAGGAACGATATGGCTGAACTTCTACAAGCTCAGTTGGCGACCTCACTCCAAGATGCCTATGAGCAAGCCAGTTGGCGTAATCATGCAACCCGTGCTGCGTTGATTGCTGAACAGCAAGCCGCAGCAAAGGCAGAAGCTACCAAAAAGGCACAAGCGGCAAAGGAGGCGGCCAGCGTGAATGTACGCGCGCGTCCTTCTATGCCGACTTCAGCGCCCATAGGCACTATGGACGAAACAATTAAAGCGACACTTCAAAGATTGAAGAACGCTTAAACATTTAAGGAGTAATTATTATGGCATCACCGGGACAAGGCTATAGTACCGGCAACTTTGGCGTGTTTTCGGAATTGGTCACGACCACTTACCGAACTCATGACAAAGATGTCAAAGACGCAGTATCCAAGCATAACGCCCTTTGGCGCAAACTTCACGATGGGGATGGTATCAGGTTCGAAGACGGGGGCTTAAGCATTGCCCAACCGTTGGAATATGCCTCTAACTCTAACTATCAACGGTATTCTGGATATGATGTACTTAATATCGGCGCAGTTGACGTATTGAGTGCTTCTGAATATCCATGGCGACAAGCAGCGGTTGCGTTGTCCATTTCAGGACTTGAAATGCGCACTAATGCCAATAGCGACACCCGTATCATCAATCTGGTAAAAGCAAAGGTCAAAAATGCCATGCATTCGATGGCAAATGGGCTTTCGATTGATACCTATTCTGATGGAACGGCATCCAACCAGATGAATGGTTTGCAGGCATTGGTAGCTGACGCAGGAACAGGAACTGTAGGGGGGATTAATAGTTCTACTTATCCTTTCTGGCAGAATATTGTTCAATCTGCTGCCGCACCATTGCAAGGTGGATCGGCAATCACGCCTTCGGCAACAACTATTGAATCCTTGATGTTGCCTTTGTGGATCAAGCTCACCCGTGGCATGGATGTACCCAATATGATCGTGATGTCTGACGATTATTTCACATTCTACGAACAAAGCCAGACAAGCTTGAAGCGTTACACCTCAAACGAAGATGGAAAGGGCGGCATGATCGGCATGAAGTATAAAACTGCCGATGTGTTCTTTGATTCTTCTGGCGGCATTCCTTCGGCGCATGCCTACTTCCTGAATACGGATTACCTTGACTTGGTAGTTCATACTGACGGCAATATGGCAATGCTGGATGATGTGGAGTCGATCAATCAGGATGCCTTGGTAAAAACCATCATTTTCATGGGAAATCTTGTTTGTTCCAACAGAATGCTGCAAGGCGTCATGAAGGCATAGTCATTAAATTTAAGGAGAAATATTATGTTTGCTGCAATTGAAGGTTTTGCAGGGACACAACCGTTTAATGATTGGTTCGTCGATGACACCACTCAACGGCATGTTCTTGGTACTGTTGTGAAAGCCGTAGACCCTTATTGGGGATTTGGCGAATTCATGTATATCAAATCAAATGATGCGCTTCTGAAAGGTTCCATTGTCATGTACGACGAAGCCTACCTTGGCGTTCTCTGCCCTTCCACTGCCGGACAAGGTTTCCCGGTTGGCGTTGCCATGGCACCGATCGCTTCAGGAAAGTTCGGCTGGATTCAATTATCCGGGCGTTGTGTTTATGCGACAGTTTCCACAGTGGCTGCTGATGTGGCTATTGGTGTATCTGGAACAGGCGCAGGGCTTGTGGGTGCTGCGACTACAGGTAAGCAGTTGGTTAATGCACGCAATCGCATAGCCGCTACCGGCACTGTGACTGTAACCGCTCAAACGCAAGCCGGAAGCGCTATTTTGAATACCGCTGATTACAAGGGATTTTTCCTTGGCATGGCGTTATCTGGAACTGGCATTGTAGCTTCATCCATTGTCGCTACGCTAGACCCGGATGGTCGTCGTATTGGTGTCGGTACTACTATCGGTACTCTAACGGCTGCACAAGTCACCGCAACAGGCTCTATCACGCTGACTGGAACTTATACAGGTTACGGTTCCGGCATGATTTCTCGGCCTTTTGTACAAGGTCAAATTACTTAGTAATGAACGTCCTGCTTCGGCAGGGCGTTTCTTCTTGTGCATTCCAAAGAGTGTATAAGAAGAATCGCTACCGATTCATAACTACAGGAGCAATAAAATGGCTTACGCCGACCCGATGTCAAGAGTTCCATATTTCTTTTTCGTTGATCGTGAACATGGTATAGATGCAGAAGCGAGCGAGAAAGAAGGATATGAAGTTCCTAAAATTGTCACCTTTATTTTGATTATTCCACATGGGCATAAAGGCGATCCGATGGAATTCTTCGCCGAGGACTTCATTGCCAGAAAGAATGAAGAAGTACGGAACGGAACTTACAACAGCGATTGGGTAAGAGAATTCAAAGAAGGACTGCTTGCTCATAAAGAAGGAAAAGAAATCCCGCGCCATGGAACGCCATTGATGACGTGGGAACGCATTTTAAAATCGCGGCGGGAAGTTCTTGCCAAACGATTTCCAACTATTGAAGATTTGGCAGCCGTTCCAGATTCTTCGGTAAGCGAAATTGGAATGGATGGGCGTGTATTGCGAGACATGGCAAAAGCAGATATTCAAGCTAAAAAAGATTTATCTCCAGTGGTTAAGGAATTGGCAAATGCCAATGAAACTATCCGGCAACAGCAAGACCAGATAAATCGATTGATGGAACGTGTCACAGCCATGGAAAATCAAGCGCCATCGGAACCTCCGCCTAGATCTAGAGGCAGGCCAAAACAAGATACCGTGGAGGTTTAAATGACAACCATCAATGAACTGACTGTTACAGATGTTAAGGAAAAGATCGTTGCTATTGTGCATGCGGGGCCTGCTGGATTTCCTACGGATGGTTTTAAACTTGGAGAGTATTACCAAGTAACCATTGATCCTAAATGTATTTCACCTTCCGGGAAATATATCAGATTTGGTGGCAATCAAGGGGATGAAATTGTTGGTTGGCAACGTGCAGAGGCAATTACTATCATTGAAATTTTAGGGGTTTGGGAAGAAAACGATAAACCTCCATTGCTTCAATATGGCGATCAAGGCTTAGTTGCGATGTCTGTATTAAGCATAAAATCAGAAACAGAATAAAGGATAACCCGATATGGCGCTTTCAGTCTTGCAAATCATCCAGACAGTTTGCCGCCGTATCGGTGTTGTTGCGCCTAATGCTGTTCTAGGTTCTACTGATAGTCAAATTATCCAGTTACTTTCAATATCAGAGGAAGAAGGACAAGAGCTAGCCGCCAGATATACATGGCAGACATTGCAAAAGGAAGCGACTTTTAATACTGTTGCGACCCAAATACAGACCGCTATTTCTTCTATCACTACAGGTTTTAAATATATCGTTAACGATACTATTTGGAACAGAACGTTAAGACGTCCTGTTTACGGCCCTAGCTCAGAACAGGAATGGCAACAAAAGAAAGCCATGCAGATCAATGGGCCATTCAATTCATTCCGGGTGATTGGCGATTCTATCAACTTCTATCCTGTTCCCGCTGCGGGTCAATCATGTTATTTTGAATATATTACAGAAAATTGGATCAGCACTTCTGTTAGCACAACGTCTCCAACGTGGACGAATGATGCGGATTTTCCTTATCTTGATGACCAGATTATTATTCTTGGGACAATATGGCGCTTCAAGCAATTCAAAGGACTGGATTACGCAGAAGATTTTGAAAAATACGAACGGCGCGTAAATGACTTAATGGCTAGGGATGGAAGTAAGCCCGT